CTTAATCACCTGTGGCTTTTTGCCGCTTGTATGCCATGCCGTATAGGCCAATATCCAGCGATCAGGTAAATCGTTGTCGGATATTATCAAAACAGCGCAAGACGGTTATGAGGTCGCCCAATCACATTGGAGCGACATTTACACTCTTTCAAAAGAGGATTCCAATTTTCTTTCGGACAAGCCAGGGGCGCAGTGGGATGACAAAGATTTTAACTCCCGCAAGCGCCGCAATCGTCCCGCCCTCCAGATCGATCAACTGACGCAATTCGTTAATCAGGTGTCTAACGACATCCGCATGAACACGCCCCGCATTGACATCATCCCGCATTCAGGCGGAGCGGACATCGAAACGGCTGAAATCAGGCAAGGGCTAATCAGGGACATTGAACAAAATTCGAATGCCGATGACGCTTATGATTATGCCGTAAACTGCGCTATTAAATCCCGTATTGGCTTTATTCGGGTAGATCATCGATATAAGGATGACGACAGCTTTGATCAGGAATTTTATATTGAGCGGGTTGTCAACCCTCTTTCAGTTTACCTCGATCCTGAAAGCGTTGCCCCTGATGGCTCTGATGCCCGCCGCGCATGGGTGCTTGATGAAATCAGCGCAAAGGACTTTAAAGACAGATACCCTAAGTTTGATCCGGTATCATTCGATGGCGAGAAAATCGTCAAGGACGACGATCAGGTCGTCATTTGCGAATATTTTGAAATCGAAGAAGATCCGATTTCCATTGCAAAAATGCCGGATGGCAGCGTCATTGAGTTTAATGGAGACGCTCCGGAAGGTGCTCTTGACATACGGGAAATCACAAAGAAGACCGTTCGCAGATACCATCTTTCAGGAGCTGACGTACTCGAAGAAACTACATTCCCAGGGAAGTATATCCCGATAATCCCTGTATATGGGGAAGAGGCGTGGATCGACGGCAAGCGTCATCTTCACAGCCTGATTGCCAAGGCAAAAGACCCGCAGCGCCGATATAACTTCTGGGCTTCAACCGAAGCCGAATTGCTTATGAAGTCTCCGAAAGCAACAGCAATTGCAGTGGGCGGTACGACGGAAAACTATGCCGAGGACTGGAAAGACCCCGATAACGCTATCGTCCTGCGGTACGATCAGGTTGACGCCAAGGGCAACCCAGCGCCTCCTCCACAGCTTAATCCGGGGCCGCAAATACCTGCGGGTATCGTCAACGCGATGCAGCGCGCTGCGGATGACATCAAGGCGACGATGGGGCTTTATAACTCATTCCTTGGCCAGCGCTCTAATGAAACTTCAGGTGTTGCTATCCAGCAGCGCAAGATGGAAGGCGATAGAGCGATTTATCACTTTGGCGATAACCTTGTGAGGTCGATAACGCAAGTCGGGCGCGTTTTGAATTGCGGTCTTCATGAAATTTACACGGGGCCGCAGATTGTATCGATCGTAGGCAAAGAAGAAAATTCAGACAGCATCGGCATTAACGGCGCCCGCGTGGAAGATCAGGAGCGCGATTATTTCCTAGACAAGGGCGAATATAACGTCAAGGTCACAACGGGCGCGAGCTACGCCACGATGCGTCAAGAGGCCGCCGAGTTCTTCCAGCAAGTCATTCAATCCCAGCCGGAGCTGATACAGGTTGCGGGCGATCTGCTCTTTAAATACATGGATTTCCCCGGAGCGCAAGCGCTGGCGGAGCGCCTGAAAAAAACAATCCCGCCGCAGCTTTTAGATGAAAATTCAGAAGACCCGCAAGCCATGGCGCTACAGCAGGAAAATCAGCAATTACAGCAGGCAATTCAGGCCATGCAGGCTGAGTTGCAAAGCAAGCAGGCCGATATTCAGGTCAAGGTTATGTCCGAGCAGAATGACGTTCAGGAAAACCAAGCTAAAAATCAGATTGAAGTGGCGAAGCTTCAGCTTGAGCAGCAAAAAATGGCGATGGAATACGAAATAAAGCAGGCCGAGCTGGCGCTTAAAGCGCAAGAGCTGGCCTTGAAAGAAACACAGGCCATTCTGGCCGCGCAGCAACCTGCTGCGAACGAAATGCCGCAATCGGGCGGTGAACAACCCGAAAGGAACGACTATGAGTGAAGAAAATCAAGGCGACGGTTTTGAAGTTGAAGCGGATGTTTCGATTGAAAATGATGCCGTTGAAAGTGACGTTGAAAATTCCGATGCGAAATCGAATGATCAGGACGAACCCGCTGATGATGGCGATCTGTCCGATAATATCGATAAGGAATTAAAGACCGTCCGCAAGGCGCTTGATAAGAGAAATCGATATATCAACAATCAGCGCCAGCGCATTCGTGACCTTGAAGCAAAAATGCGCGAGATGGAGAGTTCCTTCGGAAAGAACAAGTCTGAAGCTCCGAATATGGAGAAATTCGATAGTGTTCTGGACTACATGAAAGCGGATCAGAACTACACGCTTGAACAGAAATTGAACGAGCAGAACCAGAAGCAGCAGCTTGACGCGCTGAAGCAGCAAAAAGACTTGGCTCTTGCCGAGCAAGCCAGAGTGATTGAACAGCAGGCTAATGAGTTGTCTCAATCAAACCCTGATTTCAAGAAAGTTATCTCTGAAAACAGGCATGTTTTCGGCGCGATGCCGGATCATATCAACGAAATTATGACTGAGCTGGATGATGGTCTTGCAGCAGCATATGCCCTTGCGAAAGAAGGGCGGCTGGCTTCGATTTATTCGATGCCGCCACAGCTTGCAGCAGCGCATCTTGTTCAGGCCGAAATACGCGGACAGCAGTATTTGCAGCAGGCCGCGCAACCCGTAAAACAAGCGCCAAAGCCTATCGGCCCTCTGAAAGGTAGCGGCAAACCCTCAACAAAATCGCTCGATCAGATGACACCTGAAGAGCATATGAAATGGCTACACAGTTAGGAGACTGAACCATGACACAAACTTTTAATACATTGAAAAACGCGCCGGGCGTTGTTGCCTCATTGACGGCAAAAATGCTCTCGGACAAAATGCAATTCTGCAAAACTATCGACAAAGCCGATGAAAGCGACTTTGACGGCAAAAACAACTATAAAGCAGGCGATACCATCTACGTTAATAAAAACGCCCGCTTTATTTCTGGAACCAACGCTGATATTACCTCCGCTCTTCAAGATGTTGTTGAGGAAAAGGTAGCTCTTACGCTTGACCAGCGCCGCGTTACGGGTATTGCCTTGACTTCTGCCGAAATCGCAACTGAAATCGGCCTGAAATCTTGGGCAAAGCGCATCCTTGATCCTGCTGTATCTGAAATGGCACAGAAGATTGAGTCTGCATTTCTTGAGAAGGCTTCGGACGCTGTTTATAACAGTGTAGGAACGGCAGGATCGACGGTTTTTGATATGGACACCATTCTTTCCGCTGGTCAAAAGATTGATGAGTTCGCTTGTCCTGATCTGGATAATCGTTACGTCCTTCTTAATCCTGCGGCGCAGCGTTCTGCGGTAAATGCAAACAAGGGGCTGTTCCAAAGCTCCGAGAAGATTCAGCAGCAGTACATTAAAGGCCGCATGGGTACGGCGATGGGGTTTGACTTCCTGTCAAACAACCTGCTGAACACGCATACGAACGGCAATGACGTTGTGTTTGAAGTCCGCACTACGGTAGCAGCGGAAGGGCAAGCAACGCTTGTTGTTGAAGCCCTTACGACGACGACAGGAACCGTTAAAAAGGGGACTGTGTTCACGATTGCTAGCGTCAACGCTGTTCATCCTATTACAAAGGTTGATCTTGGCTATTTGCAACAGTTTGTTGTGACGGCCGATGCAACAGCAGATGGAAGCGGTTATGCAACTTTGAGCGTATCTCCGGCAATGTACACTTCAGCATCCAATGGCCTGCAAAACATTACCGCGTTCCCAGTTGACGGCGCGGCTATTACTCCAGTTGGGGCGGCTTCGACAGCATATGTTCAAAACCTTGCGTATCACAAGGCGGCATTCCGTATGGTTTCCGTTCCGCTTGTCTTGCCTGATGGTACGGACATGGCAGCACAGAAAACGGTTGATGGTATTACAGTTCGCGTTATCCGCGACTATGATGTCCTGACTGATAAAATGATCATGCGTATTGACTTCCTTGGTGGTATCGCAGCGATCCGTCCGGAATGGGCTTGTCGTATCTACGCTTAATTAAATGGGGGTGGGGAAATCCTCACCCCCTCCTTTAACCAAATTGTGGAGAATTAAAATGTATAGACTGGCTACAATTGTGATTGCCGCATCTATTCTTTCAACGTCAGCTAATGCCGCTGGCTTTGATGATCGTGCAATCAATGTTTTCAACCAAACACAAGAGGATACCGCAAATATTGATACTAATTGCGTTATTAAGCTTTTTGATCTTGATGCAGACGATGACGGTACAGAGGATAATGCGGATGCAGACTCTTTTGGCGATGCCGATTTTATCAACTGTTTGCAAATCCGTAACGCGGGCATTTCGTCTCAAGTTCTTGGTGCGGCTGACCTGTCAACGGCTTACAGCGTAACGACATCGGACAATGATCGGTATCTTTATGTATCTGGGAATATGACGATTACGCTTCCTGATGGCGGGACGGCAACAAATACCCATGTTGGTGTTAAAATTGGCACGGCACCAACAGGTACAGATACTATCGTCATCAAGGTTCCTGCTGATGATAACTCCGTGTTTTACGGGGTTGTTGGTCAAAACAATATCGAGGATAGCATTATGTATGCCTCATCTCTGACGGGTGATGCTGATACGATTACGCTTTCATCTTCAAGCGTTCTAGCTGGTGACTGGCTTGATCTTGTACACGACGGCGACGGTGTATGGCATCTTTCTGGAGCTTTGAGATTTGCCAGCGCATTAAGCAGGGAATGGGAAGGCCAAGTACAATTCAGTTCCTCTGTTACAAGCACTGATTAACATTTTTTAAGGGAGAATTACTATGGCTAAAAATAAAGTTTTGCACGAGGGCGCACTATCCGCTGACACGCGCAAGATTATCAACGAAAACCTTGCCGATGTTTCGTTTTGTACGACTGAATTTGACGTTGACAGCGGTACTACAGGAACTACGCTTACTAATGTGACTGGTATGGTAACGGACACTTTAAAGCCCGGAACATACCATGTTTATATTCATCTTGATTGCCTTTCTACGGCGAATAGCGGGCTGAAAGTTGCCCTGAAATTCGGCGGCGCAAATAGTGCGTCTATGCTCTCCTCCCTTGCTCTTGTCTCAAGGGCGTATACGGCAACGGGGATCGGTGTTGCAAGGGCTGTCACGGCAACGGATGCCGCTAGCATTCAAGCCAGCACGGCGGCAATCATTAACTGCGTCATTGAGGGGAAGATTGTTGTTGCCGATGGCAAGGAAGGGACGTTGCAGCTCCAAGCCGCACAGAATGCCTCCCATGCTGACAACACGACTATCTATACAAGCTCATTCATGAAAATTACAGAGGTGGCCTAACATGATTAAATTGACAAAAAACGGTGCAGTAAAAATTCTTGACCCCGCAAGCAGCCTGATCCAGAGACTGAAAGTTGAAGGATGGGCTGTTGAAGGAGAAAAGCCGGTAGATGCCGATCTTGATGCTCTCAAAGCAGAGGCTGAAGCTCTTGGCCTGAAAGTGCATCATAAGGCTGGGGCTGACAAGCTCCGTGAATTGATCGCAGAAGCCAAGGCCGCAGAATGACAACAGCTCTGGGCATAATTACATCGGCCATGCGGAAAGCGGGAGTTCTGACAAAGAACGAAACGCCTAGTCCTGACGAGGCTTCTGATGGTCTTGAAATGCTGAACGATCTACTCGCCAGCATTTCAAATGACAGTCTTGTAGTTTATGCCCGGACGGTTGAAAGTTTCACTTTGTCCGGCGGGACGGCTTCATACACGATAGGATCGGGCGCAACATTCAATACGGTGCGCCCGATTAAGATTATATCGGCATATATAAGGTCTGGTAGCGTTGATTATCCAGTCAGGCCTATTAGTGACGAACAATATGCTACGATACAGCTTAAATCTACAGCGTCGTCGTATCCTGAATATCTGAATTACACAAATGCACACCCAACGGGAACGATTAATTTTTACCCCACGCCAGCCTCGGCTTATACGGTGTTTCTGGTAACTGAAAAACAGCTTTCAACGCTTACGCTTAATCAGACAGTTGACCTTCCTCCGGGATGGAAACGTATGCTGATTTACAATCTCGCTATTGAATTAGCTCCAGAATACGGAAATCCAATCCCGCAGGAAGTTTTTGAAATCGCCAAGCAAAGCAAAGGGGAAATTCGCTCTGCTGTCATGGCAGCAAAAAAGATGGAATGGAATACGGGGATAGGGGTTGATGGAAACATTTACAGCGGGTGGGATGATTGAAGATAGGTTTAGTAGGCCCCACATATGACCAAAGATCAGCGCCTTTTGACGCTCAAAGGTCTATCAATCTATATCCTGTAATGGATCAAATGGGCAAGGAAATTGCCGCGCTTTATTCTGTCCCTGGCAAATCTTTGTTTGCAACAGCAGGATCAGGTCCCGGAAGGGGTAGTTTTTCATCTCAAAACGGCCGTGCTTTTGTTGTTTCAGGCAATGCACTTTATGAGTTATCAAGCGCAGGCGTAGCCACAAGCAGGGGAACGCTTAATAC